AGAGACACCCAGCCGCTCTAACGCTGCCTCAGCACGAGCGGCATTAAGGTTATCCAGCAGCCGCTGAAGATACTCAACCTTAAGGCCTGCCGACTTTGTGCCGTCGCCAATTTTTTCCATCGACTCGCGGATTAGATCGCCAAAGCGCAGCTGCTCTGGTTCGCTCAGGCCGTTGATTGCCTGGCGCAGCGTGGTATCAATCTGCTCTGCTGTTAGCTTGCCCTGCTGCTCTGCACTGCGCAGCGCCAAAACAAAACCACCAACCGCTTCAACACCACCATTCAGCGCTGCCGTAACCTGATCATCCATGACCGATGCCAGCTTGCCATTATCGTCAACCGCTTCTTTCAGAGACTCACTGACACGCTCATAGGCCGCACTCAGCGCACTGGCTTTTATTGCGTGCTCGTCGGAAGCTTCCGCCGCTTCTTTCTGTTTTTTGGCATATTCCTCAGCCGCCTGAGCCGCTGATAAATACCGCCCCGCCTGCTCATCAATGACAATGGCACCGCTTTTAATGGCAGCATCCAGCTCAGCCATACTTTTAACCGCTACACCGGTGGCATTACTGATTGCTGCGTAGCGGTCAGCTAACTCCTGAGCCTTGCTGGCCCGTTCACGCTCTACCGCATCCAGCTCAGCCACGGCCAGCTTCAGATCGCGGTACGCAGTCACCACGTTATAAATCTGACTGATAACAAAGGCACCCATCGCCAGCCGCGCCGCAGCGGCCAGACCACCGAGCGCTGCCGTTGCTCCGATAACGCCACCACGCAACACCGTAAAACCAGCCGCCGCGTTGCGCAGCTGTCCATACCAGGTGCTGATTTTCAGCGCCAGCCATGCCTGAGCCAGCAACGCAAATTCGTCACTCAGGCCGACAAGGGTTTTAACAAAGGACTTAGCCGATTCTGCGCCGGCTATAAAGGCATCGCTGATCCGCTTGGCCAGCACCTGCAGCTGGCCATTGCTGGCCGCTTCGTCAAACCAGACCGACAGATCGCGCAGCTGGCCTTTCAGATAATCCCATACACCAGCGTCGGCAATTTCACGGTAAAACTGGGTAAAGCGGTCTTGCAGGTTGGATACCAGCCCGGCCAGCGTGCTCATTTGCTGTTGGGCTTGCCCGGCGTTGCGCTCTGCCATGGCATCCAGCAGCAGCTGGATTTCACGCCGGCCCAGTTCGCCGGCAGTAGCCATGGCCTGCAGCTCGGGTACGGTTTTGCCGATTTTCTCGGCCAGCAGATCCCACACCGGCACGCCGCGCTCGAT